CGGGATCAGGAAAATCCCTGATAATATACTCAATAGTAAGATGGCATCTGCATTTTGATAGAGAGATATTGATTATAGTTCCAACAGTATCATTAGTAGAGCAGTTATATAAAGACTTCAAAGAGTATGGATGGAATCCTCGTGGATACTGTCATAGAATCTCAGCAGGAGCAGAGAAATTTACAGAAAAACCAGTTGTTATATCTACATGGCAGAGTATATACAAGGAACCCCGAAAGTTTTTTAAGAAGTTTGATGTAGTTATAGGAGACGAAGCACACTTATATAAAGCAAAATCATTGTCGGGTATCCTCACCAAGTGTCATGACGCAAAACATAGAGTGGGACTGACAGGGACACTAGATGGCATGCAAACTCATCAGTTAGTGTTAGAGGGTTTGTTCGGTAAATGCGACAGAGTAACACAGACAGTTGACCTCATGAAGAAGGGTCATCTTGCACCTTTATATGTCAAGATCCTAGTGTTGAAGCACGGTTTCGTACCATTTGAGGACTATCAACAGGAAATGGATTGGATAGTACAGAACCATAGACGCAACACCTTGATCACTAACCTAGCACTCGACTTGCCAGGTAACACCTTGGTTCTCTTCAATTACGTCGAGAAACATGGTATCCCCTTGAACGAAATGCTAAATAGTAAAGTAAAGGATGGTCGTAAGACGTTCTTTATACACGGTGGTATTGATGCATATGACAGGGAGGAGGCACGCTCGGTTTGCGAGAAAGAAAAGAACGCAATCATTCTTGCTTCTTATGGGACTTTCTCTACTGGTATCAATATTAGGAACTTACATAATGTAATTTTCGCAAGTCCATCTAAGTCAAGGGTTCGCAACCTTCAATCTATTGGACGTGTCCTTCGTAAGGGTGATAACAAAGCACAAGCAATGTTATATGATATAGCAGACAACTGTGCTCGTGGATCAAAAAAGAACTATACTATAAGACATCTTGATGAACGAATTAAGATATACAATGAGGAATCTTTCAATTACGAAATAAAGGAGATCAAACTCAATGATTAACTACATTCGACACGACGAACAATTCTATGGAGTATGTAAACTCTCTCATGGGGATGAAGTATTGGGTGAGATAATTGTTACAGAAGATCCTGAGACTAAAACAGATCTGATATTCATTCAGCATCCTGCTAAGACTAAGGTTATTGATTTAGATCATCCTGTCAACGTTGATTCCAAGGAACAGAAGGTGGCGATGGGATTTATTAGATGGATGAATTTCAGCGACGAGGACTTTTATGTTATAAGCGAAAAAGATATAATGACGATAGCACCAATGTCTCCTTCATCAATTATGATGTACAAGAGGTGGGTCAGAAAAGAAATCCAGAAACTACCTGAGAAAGAAAGGGAAGTACCCATGAATAGTTCTATGGGATTACTAGATACAGTAGACAATGCCCGACAACTTTTAGAAAGAATCTATAAGAACCCTAAGTTACCAGATATAAATCAATAGAATATCCCTTCCAACCCTCACAGTGTTGAGTGTACACAGAAATTAACAACTTGTCAAGCTAGTTGCGTTTTCTGTGTTTTTTTGTTAATATAAGTACATCCGAACGGATATTATGCCCCGCAAATCTACCAAGAAAAAAGAACATTATGTAGATAACAAGAAGTTTCTAGCAGCATTAGTCGTGTATCGCGCTGAATGTGCTGAGGCAACTGAGAAAGGACTCGGTAAACCAAGAGTTTCAAACTATATTGGCGACTGCTTTTTAAAAATAGCAACTCATCTATCATATAGACCTAACTTTATAAACTACATGTATAGAGAGGACATGATCGGAGACGGTATTGAAAACTGTATTCAATACATTCATAACTTTGACCCCGACAAATCCTCCAACCCATTCGCGTATTTTACGCAGATCGTTTATTATGCATATTTAAGACGTATTGCAAAAGAAAAACGACAACAAGCAATACGAGAAAAGATTCTGGAACGCAAAGGTTACGAAGAAGTCTTCCACTCAGATGACCTAGATAACATAGCAGACTTGAACTATATCAAGTCCAGAGTCGAAACAAACACACGATACAACTGATGGGAATTCTCTCTCAACTTAAAGTCATGTTCGCTGATGAATTTGATTTTACCAAAGCAGACTACAAATTAATTTGTGATGCTTTACATAAACGTCAACGAAACTACATTGCTGGTGATCGGATGTTTAAACATTATGGAATCTTACTTGAAAAATTCACCCGACTCTATGAAACTTCTTCTGATAACTGATCAACATTTTGGTGTAAGGAATGATAGTCCTGCATACATTGAACAGTATCGTAAGTTTTACAAAGACACTGTATTACCTTATATTGATAAGAACAAGGTAACTCATATTGTAAATCTTGGCGACACTTTCGATAGACGTAAGACTATAAATTTCTCATCACTAGATGCTGCTAAGGAAATGTGGTTTGACCCTATTAGGGAACGTGGTATTAAGATGTGGATGATTGTGGGTAACCATGATATCTATTTTAAGAATACATTGAAGGTCAATAGTCCTCAGTTACTACTGGAAGACTATCCTAATATAGAAATAGTAGACGAACCAAAGGATATAAACGTAGGTGGTCTTGATATATTGATGCTCCCTTGGAGGTGTGAGGAAAACACACACAAGTGGAGAAAGATAATAGAAGATACCAAGAGTACAGTATGTCTAGGACATCTGGAACTCAGTCAGTTTGATCCTATCCCAGGATATACTATGGATCATGGTGATGATCCTGCTCCTTTTGAGAAGTTTGATGTAGTATGCTCAGGTCATTACCATCACAGGTCATGCAAGGGTAATATTACATACCTTGGTAACCCCTATCAACTATACTGGAATGACTTCGGTACAGATAGAGGATTTCATATTCTAAATACTAAGACAAAGAAACTGACTTTCATAAAGAACCCTAATAATATGTTCAATAAGATCTATTATAGGGATAGTGAAACTGCTCCTATTGATTATCAGTCTCTGAATGGCACTTATGTAAAACTGATTGTCGAAAAGAAAGAAGATCAGAAAATGTTTGATAGTAAACTATCCATGATCTTGCAATCAAATCCTGCCGACTTAAAGATTATAGAAGATACCTTTATGGTATTGGATGAAATAGACGAGACGATAGAAACAGAGGACACTTTATCCATTCTCAACAAATGTGTTGCAGAGGTCGATCATAAGGATGAAGTCTTTGGTATACTTAAATCTTTATATGTAGAAGCACAAAGAGTTTAATGTTTGTATTAGTTGACAAAGCAAGCGGAGGGGTGTATGCTGTAAAGGATGACACCACAGTAGAACGTGTTGTTCAACTCTTCCAAGAAGAAGACGATGCTATTAGATATCACGAGTATCTTATTGCAGCAGATTATGATAGAGAATTAATAATTACACCATGTGACGAGCAACAGGTAAAAGATAACTGTGCGTCATTTGGTTATGTCTATACAGTAATTAAACCAACTGATATTGTTTATCCCCCAAGTGAATTAGACTAAATGATTGTTTTTGAAAAGATTAGATGGAAGAATCTGTTGTCCACTGGTCAGCAGTTTACTGAAATCAATCTAAATGATACTGCGTCTACATTAATTGTAGGTAATAATGGAGCAGGCAAGAGTACACTTCTTGATGCTCTTTGTTTTGGTCTATTTGCAAAACCATTTAGAAAGATTAGTAAGACACAATTAATCAATACAGTTAATGAAAAGGAATGTGTAGTAGAAATAGAATTTAATATTGGTAGTATTGAATATAAAGTTATCAGAGGTATGAAACCTTCTAAGTTTCAGATCTTTCGCAATGGAGAACTCTACGATGCAAATGCATCTGTTGCTGATGATCAGAAATACTTAGAACAGTCTGTACTTAAACTTAATTTCAAATCATTTACACAGGTAGTCATACTTGGTAGCAGTACGTTTGTGCCTTTCATGCAGTTGACAGGACCTAATAGAAGAGAAGTCATAGAAGATATACTAGACATACAAATATTCTCTCAGATGAATGTACTATTAAAAGAGAGAGTCAAAGAGATCAAGGACGAGCAGAGGACATGTGAATATGAAATGGATATTGCACAACAGAAAGTTGAAATGCAACTCCGTAATATAGAGAACTTAGAAAAGGTTGACACTTCTCTGATGGAAAAGAAACAGAAGAAGTTTGATCAAAATGAACAACGTTGTATAGAAATTAAATCTAGAATCAAAGAACTAGATAAGAAGTGTGACACGTTAGAACCACAGATATTAGAACTAGACAAGGCAGTAGATAAGCACGAGAAGTTCAAAGAGATGCGTACTAAGATCAAATCTAAATTTGATAACTCTCGTAGAGAAATGGATTTCTTTGAGAACAATCACACATGCCCTACATGTACCCAAGAGATTACTGAACAGTTTAAAGAAGCAAAGATAAAGTATCTTGCAGAAAAAGGAACTGAATTAGCAGCAGGATCTAAACAAATTACTGATGAGATTAAAAAACTTGCGACCACAGTCAAAGATCTCAGGAAGAAATCAGAAGAGATCAATGGTTACAGATATGAGATACAGGCATTGACACATGAGGAAACTAAATTACTCAAAGAAAATACTGATATACTAACTGAGGTTGGTAGTGATACTACAAACTTAGAGCAAGAGAGACAAGCATTAGTTACTATCCAGAAGAACCTAGAAGATAAGAAAGATGACTGTGCCAAAGTCAATACACAAGCAAACTATCTTGGTATTGTAGGTGAGTTATTGAAGGACAGTGGTATCAAAACAAAGATAATTGCTAAGTTTATACCACTTATCAATGCTAGAATTAATAAATATCTGCACAGCATGGATTTCTTTGTAAACTTTACACTAGATGATAATTTTACAGAGAAGATCCTATCCAGATTTCGTGATGACTTTACATACTCCTCATTCTCTGAGGGTGAAAAGCAAAAGATTGACCTAGCACTACTGTTTACATGGAGAGAAGTTGCACAACTTAAAAATAGTGTGGCAACTAACCTACTCATTCTTGATGAAGTGTTTGACTCATCACTAGATCAATCTGCCACTGACGAACTGATGAAGATATTAAAGAATAAGTTAGACAAAACTAATTTGTTTGTGATTTCACACAAAGGTGAAGTCCTAATTGACCGCTTTGATAAGACGGTTGAGTTTAAGAAAGATGGCGATTTCTCAAATTTACATTTGACAAACGCATAGTCTCCTGTATAATGGAGTTAGTATCTAAAATTTATGTTTCTAGCAAGTTGCCCTAATGTTTACACACTCCCTGGGACGTGGAGTAAATGCAACGCAATAATTCCACACTATAATGCTAATCCTAATATCACATTTGGTATTTCAATAGCAGTCATTACTGTACTGTTAGCAGGATTTGGTATATACAAAGGATTCTTTGCAAACAAAGATCTAACAGACCCTTGGGATGATCACGATGACTAATTATGGACTTGAAGTAGTATTCTGGGTCACACTTGGAGTACTTTTAATCTACCAATACGAGAATAGAAAATGAATGACCTGACCGTGGGGATCTATTTCTTACTTTTTGCCATAGTAGCAGGAAGTAGTGCAATGTTCATGTTCATGATGATGAGAACCACGATTGAGGCAGTCAATAAACCTGTAAGAAATGTACATCCAGAAATGAAAGACGTACAAACAGGTGATGAGTTACTTGTATTCAAACCAGAAGAAGATGATGACGAACCTGACACGGTGGTGGTAAGAAGATAATGTATCATAATAACTTCTTTACTGACGAACAATGGGAATGCATAAGAGTATGTGTAGCAAATGCACCTATACCTTATGACATTACAAAGAAAAAGATTCCTGCTGAGATCTTGGCAAAGATAGGACAACCAAAGAAAGAGGAACACGAAGGAGAAATCCTAGTAGAATGTAACTTGGAGCAATATGAAAATACCTAACTGGCAACACCATTCTAAGAAAGATAGGAAGCGACACTTGAAACCGCAAGCATTGCGTCAAGCAAGAAAGCGACGCAACCAGTTGACAAAGTGTCTACTCAACCGTCCCAAGGGGCGGTTTTCGTGTAATAATGTGTATATACAAACGAGTTAGACATGACAAACATCGAAATCAAAGGTTCATTAGCAAGATTACTTGCAACAGAGAACTTAGTTGTAGAACATAAGCAAGTACCAACAGCATCATTCGATGTAGATAAGAGAGTATTGACACTTCCAATGTGGACCAAAGCAAGTGACATTGTATACAACATGCTTGTAGGTCACGAAGTAGGTCATGCACTATACACACCTAATGACAAAGATGTATTTACAAACGCACCATGTCCACTAGGTTACATCAACGTTACAGAAGATGCTCGTATTGAGAAGTTGATGAAGCGTAAGTATCCAGGAATCTCAAAAGACTTCCATGGTGGATACTCAGAACTACATGAAGATGATTTCTTCTCAGTAGAGGACACAGATCTTAATGAGTTGACATTAATAGACAGAGTAAACCTACACTTCAAGATAGGTGCATACGCAATGATGCCTTTTTCTCCTGCTGAGACACCTCTCAGAGACGCTGTGGGACGTTCAGAGACATTCCAGGACGCAATAGATGCTGCTAAGGCAATTTATGAGTACATGAAAGCACAGGAAGCAGAAGAACAAAAGCAACAAGAAGAGCAACAGCAACAGCAACAGGTGGTTGCACAGGTTCCTACACAAGGTGGTGGACAAGGAGAACCAAATACAGGAGAAAGAGAGTATCCTGACTTTCCCCAAGGAGAAGATCTATCAGAAGGTAAGAGTGAGTCTCAGGAAGTTGAACAACCTAAGAACTCTTTCCAACCTGACGTTGACACACCAGACAACCAGATGCAACCTTCTAACAAGCATGGAGAGAACACTAACCAAGGTTATGGTCGTCCTAGCATTGAGACTGTAACAACACAAGAATCATTCGACGAAGCAGCAGAAGGTCTAGCAGACAGAGCAGCAAACGAAGTCAAGTATGCAACATTTCCAAAGCAAGTTAATCATGAGGAAATCATTGTTCCTGCAAATTTGATCTGGAAAGTAGCAGAGAGAGATTGGGAAATGTTCGAGAGTGCTCCTGCAAAGGAGAGAGGAGAAGTAGACCCATTCATAGAAGTTGACAGAAAGTTTGTTGAGTTCTGTAAGCAAACATCTAAGGACGTCAACTACATGGTCAAAGAGTTTGAGTGTAAGAAAGCAGCATCAGCATATGCTCGTGCATCAGTTGCTAAGACAGGTGTTCTTGATACTGCTAAGTTACACACATACAAATTCAATGATGATGTATTCAAGAAGGTAACTCGTACACCTGACGGTAAGAACCACGGTCTTGTATTCCTAGTTGACTGGTCAGGTTCTATGGCAGGAGAGATCTACGAGACAATCTTACAGATCATCAACCTATGTCAGTTCTGTAAGAAAGTAGGTATCCCATTTGATGTATACTCATTCGTTGTTGATGGTGGTTTATGTCTCTTACATGCAGGACAAGATCACATGGACCCATACTATGATGATGGTGGTGGAAAGTCTAATATTTCATCACGCAACGAAGACGAGTTCTTCCTTGATAGAAGATTCAGATACGGTAACTTACTTACATCTGATGCTAATCAAAAGACATTCAATCATCACTGCAAATTACTTTACAGAGTTGCAAACTATTACAGATCAAGATGTCACTGGAATAGAGTAGAACCAAAACCACCTACATTCATGGGTCTTGGTGGTACACCACTCAACGAAGCATTAGTTGTTATGCAGTCCTACCTAGGTAAGTGGAAGTCACAGCACAATGTAGAGAAGTGCCACTTGATCGTACTTACAGATGGAGAGTCACAGTGCCTACCTACAACCAGACAAGGTAGATCATACGGTGTAGATACAGGAATGTATCCTGACTATGGTCACTACAATACTGTTATCAGACACAAAGGTCGTCACTTCAAGACTGTACACAATGCTAACTCTGATATGACTAACAGATTACTAGAAATAATCAGAGAGACAAATCCAGGGTCAAACGTTCTTGGTATCAGAATATGCCCAAGCAGAGGATTTGCTCACTATCTTCGCTACCTAGGTATCTGGGACCAGAAGAAGATTGAAAAAGTCCAGAAGCAATTCAAGAAGAAAAGATGTGCAGTTATCAACAGCACAGGTTACAGCGAGTTGTATGTAATCGCATCTAATTCTTACTCAGAGGACACTGAAATGAAGGTTGAAGAAGGTGCAACTAAGACTGATATCAAACGTGCATTCGCTAAGTCCTTGAAGTCCAAGTCAGTCAACCGTAACTTGCTATCTTCCTTCGTGTGCCAGATAGCATAGTGTCCATTATGTGTTTACAACACACATAGAATCATATACAATTAAACCATACAAACAAATACAAAGATTATGCCATTCGCCCCAATACCAGTTTCCACACAAGACCTAGTTGACTTCCTTTCAGAAAAGTTCGGTCTTGATGTAACCACACCAGACCTTCTTGTTGCTGCTGACAAATTCAACATGAGTTATGCAACTGTCAAGAAGAGACTAAAACAGTACAAGACAGGTATTGGTAAGTGGAATCTAACTATCGCAGAGAAGTTAGAAAAGAATTTCCAGAACAAGACTGCTAACAAGACAACTCTTGTTGATTCTTTTGACCCTGCATACCTAGCAGCAAAAGATCTTGTTCCTGATAAGGACCCTAACTATGTTCCTTTCGGTAACTTCACTGACTTGAAGAAGATCATCAAGTCCAAGGTGTTCTATCCTACATTCATCACAGGTCTATCAGGTAATGGTAAGACATTCGGTGTCGAGCAAGCATGTGCTCAACTAGGTAGAGATCTTATCAGAGTCAACATCACAGTTGAGACTGACGAAGATGACTTGATCGGTGGTTTCAGACTCGTTGATGGCAACACAGTATGGCACAACGGTCCAGTGCTCGAAGCACTACAAAGAGGTGCAGTTCTATTACTCGACGAGTTAGACCTAGCATCAAACAAAATATTATGCTTACAATCAATCTTGGAGGGCAACGGTGTATTCATTAAGAAGATCGGTAAACAAGTTTACCCCGAGAAGGGTTTCACAGTGGTGGCAACCGCTAACACCAAGGGAAAAGGTTCTGACGATGGTCGCTTTGTTGGCACTAATGTTCTAAACGAAGCATTCCTAGAAAGATTCCCACTCACATTCGAGCAAGAGTATCCTTCTATCAAGATCGAACAGAAGTTACTACATAACTACTGCTCAGAGTTGAACTGCTGTGATGACGAGTACATCGAGAACCTCGGTACATGGGCAGAGATCATCCGTAAGACCTTCAAAGAAGGTGGTGTTGATGAAGTCATCTCTACTCGTAGACTTGTACACATCATTCGTGCATTCGCTATCTTCAAGGATAGACTAAAAGCAATCAAACTTTGCTTAAACAGATTCGACGACGAGACAAAGGCAGCATTCCTAGAATTATATTCTAAGATAGATGCTAAGGTTGATCTAGGAGATACACCACTCGAAGTTGACGCAGACTAATTTATCTGCTAAGATAGATCTATGAACAAATATCGTGAAAACGAGACCCTAAAAATTGTCCAAGAGTATGTCGACAAGACATACCAAGGACATTATGTAGGGGATGATCAAGACAAGACACAGACCTTAGACCTCTTAGAGTCCATAGGTACTGTGTCTGACTTTTGTCAATCTAACATCATAAAATATGCTGCTAGATTTGGCAAGAAAAATGGCAAGAACAAGCAGGACTTATTGAAAGTCATGCACTATGCTATATTACTGTACCACTTCTCCAACTTTGATAATGATCACTGAATCTATGAAAATTTCTGATGAACAACTAGAAGTCTTTAATATCTTTAAACTTATTAATCCTTCTATACTTTTGAAACCTGGTCAGAGAGTATCTACAATCTCTAACAACAAAAATATTATGGGAGTGGCAGACTTTAACACTCTAAACATACCAGTAAAGGCACCGATCTATGATCTACATGTCTTCTTAAACACTATGAACATTGTATCAGGTGGAGAGAGATTGAAGAGTGATGTAGACTTCCAAGAGAACCTAGTTAATATCAGTCACGGACGTAGTAAGATGAAGTATTACTATGCTGACGAGAGAATGATTACTGCTCCTCCTGATAAACTTGCTAACCTAGGTGACCCAGTACAGAAAGTAAGTATTGAGTATGCAGACTTCCAGAAGATGTTTAATGCTGCTGCAACATACAGTCTCCCAGACATTTGTTTCGTAGCAGACAGTGGTAATCTAAGTGCAATGGTTACAGACAAACGTAACTCATCATCTAATGTATTCACAGTTGATCTAGGAGAGTCAGACAAAGAGTTCTGTTTCTGTGTTAAGACTGAGAACCTAAGAATTGTATGCCCTACACTAGGTGGTAAATCAAATATTGTATCAGGTTACAATGTTGAATTATATACTAGCAAAGTTGCTAAACTATCTGCTATAATAAAATCAACAGCAAAGAAAGAATTAACTAATCTTGAATTGCTAGTTGCCCTTGAACCTGATTCGGAGTATTAATGTTGTACGGATTGATATTTTTAGTTATAATATTCATAGTATTTCTAATTCTCACATATTATAATCCACACTAATGAACATCTTTGTCACAGATCCTGACCCTGTTAAGTCTGCTCAGTCTCTACCTGACAAACACATTGTCAAGATGCCCCTAGAAACCTGTCAAATGCTATCAATCGTAGCATCAGAGGAATGGGGTCATTCTTTTGGCACTCTACCTCGTGCTGATGGTCAACCATACAAGACCGAGAAGGGTGCCTTTCGTAATCATCCTTGCACACAGTGGGCACAGAAAAACTGGCGATGGTTAATTGACCATGGTCTTGCCTTATGTGAGGAATATACACACAGGTATGGTAAAAGACATACTTGTCATGATACAATACTTGTAGCAGACCAAATCTTTCCTAAGAAAGATCTAGGTCCTACACCATTTGCTCGTGCTATGTACGATGAGTTCAAGCATGACAAATCTATTTCTACATTTGATGCATACAAACGTTATGTTGCATCTAAACCTTGGGTATGCAATAATTATCTGAGGAAACCTGATCGTAAACCTAACTGGGTTTAATTTTATTATGAATGATTTTTTGTGGGTCGAGAGATATCGTCCCGCCAACGTGAGAGAGTGCATTCTTCCTGAGAATACCTCTCAAATGTTTGAAGGTTTTGTTGAACAAGGAGAGATACCTAATCTTCTCCTAGCAGGACCCGCAGGCATAGGTAAGACAACTATTGCTAAGGCATTATGTAATGAACTAGAAGCAGATTTCTTTGTTATTAATGGATCTGATGAAGGTAGATTCTTAGACACTGTAAGAAATCAAGCAAAGTCATTTGCTGCTAGTGTTTCTCTTACATCAAAAGCAAAGCACAAAGTTATAATTATAGATGAGGCAGATAATTGTACACCTGATGTACAAATGTTATTGCGTGGTAATATTGAAGAGTTCCAGAATGCTTGTAGATTTATATTTACATGCAACTATAAGAACAGGATCATAGATCCTATTCATTCACGTTGTTCTGTCGTAGATTTCAATGTCAAGGGAAAAGAGAGAGCACAAATGGCAGCATCTTTCTTTGATAGAGTCAAAACAATACTAGATCTCAACAAGATTGAATATGAAAAGAAAGTTGTAGCACTAATCATACAGAAATACTTTCCAGATTTTAGGAGAACATTAAATGAATTACAGAAGTATTCTAGTAAAGGCAAAATTGATACTGGGATTCTTGGTAGTGGTGCAGATCTGGCAGTATCTGATCTGGTAACCTATCTCAAAAAGAGAGAGTTTACAAACATGAAGAAGTGGGTTGTTCAGAACCTAGATAATGAACCTCAGATAATCATGAGGAAGGTATACGATACCATGTACACTTACATGAAACCAAAGAGTATACCCGAAGCGGTTCTCATCATGGGTGAGTATCAATACAAAGCAAACTTTGTTATGGATCAGGAAATTAATCTGGTTGCATTCATGACAGAACTAATGATGAGGTGTGAATTTCAATGAACTGTTGGCACTGTAATACCGAACTGATTTGGGGTGGTGATCACGATGGTGAGGACTACTGCAATGAAGAATACAATATAGTTACTAACCTATCGTGTCCTAAATGTGATGCGTTTGTTTTAGTATATCATTCACCAAAGAAGTGGGACGATGACGATCAAGAAGCATGATTTATTTCCTACAACAGTCTATGAATTTAGACTAGAAGGGGAGGATATGGAAATGATGCATCAGGCACATGAGTTTGCAAAGACTCTGGAAATGGCAATGTATAATTTTCCTGCGGGTGTTAGGACAAGTCGTGGAGACATACACAAAGAAGAACCCATGAAACCTCTATGTGGGTTCTTTGAGGACTGTTTAGACTATATTAGATGTGATCTTGCACTACAAGCAGAAGCACTTAAAATCTCACTCGCATGGGCAAACTTTGCACCCGCAGGATCAGGTGTAGGACACCCTTTACACCGACATAATTACTCATATTTGTCTGGTGTATTCTATTTTACAGAGGGTAGTGATACTATCTTCCAAGACCCAGTAGACATTCGTAACCTAGACACACTAGAAATTACCAGAGACTACTTTGATGGTCCATTTGAGAGGATAAAAGCAGAACCAGGGAAACTTGTTATATTTCCTGGGTGGTTAAGACATTACAGTGACCCACATGCAGGCAAAAAAGACAGGTGGTCTATGTCTTTTAACTCATTACCTCATGGTGCTGTCAATGCAGGACCACAAGGTGTACCAATGGCGAGGATAAACGTATTATGAGATTATTAAAAACCCCACTCAGATACCCAGGTGGTAAATCAAGGGCATGTGTACGTCTATATGACTGGTTTCCTGCTGATATAGAGGAGTTCAGAGAACCATTCGTAGGTGGTGGTTCAGTAGCATTGTATTTCAGTCAGTTACACCCTGATGTACCTGTGTGGATCAATGATTTATACACCCCTTTGTACCATTTCTGGATCAATTTGAGAGACAGAGGTGATGAGTTGAGTGACACCTGTTATGCTATCAAACAAGACCACCCTACACCTGACCTTGCCAGAGAACTATTTGACAAAAGTAAGGTAGAAATACAGACAGCAGACAGTTTTAGACAGGCAGTTCTATTCTGGGTGCTTAACAAGTGTAGTTACTCAGGACTGACAGAGAACTCCTCCTTCTCACAGTCAGCATCAAAGCAGAACTTCACCCTGAGAGGTGCAAATAACCTCAAAAAGTATCAAGAAGTCATATCTAAATGGGAGATCACATGTCTTGACTACACTGAATGTTTACAAGAAGAAGGTGAAAACATATTTCAGTTCCTAGATCCACCATATAAGATAGGATCATACCTATATGGACGTGATGCAGGGTTGCATAAGGAGTTTGATCATG